GTGGCCGGCCCTTTCAATTGGGGAAAACAGCTTGCCTCTGTCTCGTCTCATCTCAAGCCCCTGTCTCATCTTTCATTTAGTTCAATGCATGTCATGTGCATGTGTGTACTTAACTATGTGCAATGCATGTGTGCTACCTACTCACCAAGCATCAATGATGCGGGGTGCTGGTTGCCTACCCGCGTTGGGATCACCGATGGCCTTGTTGCACTCTGCACATACGGCTTGTAGGTAGCGGGGGTCATCTCCCGCCGCCTTCCCTAGTACGTGGTGCACCTGTGTTGCTTGGGTTGTGCATGTACCCGCGATGTTGGCTTTGCATTTCCCGCCGTTGTTCACAAGGTTGTGGGCCAGGATCTGTGCCCGCAACTTCCTCCATGCACGGGTACTTCCTCTGGCCCACGCCTTGCTCATTGCTACCTCACAGTTCAATCAGCAGAACTGTTTCCCCACCGTCCTTGTCAGGCAGGGTCACGAGCTTCCACTTCTTGCCATTGGCGTCAGTGACGATCTCCGTCTTGGACATGGTTACTTCTGATTCCGCCGCAGTGCCTTGCGCGCAGGGTCGAGAGTGCTTTCCTCAGTGGTGCTTTCCCCGCCCTCAGAGCCACGCTCAGCCCCGAACTTCTTCAGGTGGGCCTCCTGGCCGGCCTCGGTCTTGTCGAAGCTGTTGGGCAGGTTCCTGTCCGCCACCATCGAATCCAGCTTCTCGTTGGCCGCGTTGCTCTCGTCGATGTTGATCTGCACCCCGCTCTTCTTGGTGCGATCAGTGTTGCTCTGCTCCGCCACGTCCTGGCGGTACTCACCGTTGGCAGGGTCGATGACATCAGTCATTGGGCACGTCCTTTACGTCTGTGAGGTTGATGGACCCGAAATCCACAAGACCCCGCGACGCTAGGTCTTGCTTGCGATCGAATCCTTCTTCCAGCTTGGTCAGTTGCTCGTTCAGGTCCTTATTCTCCGCCGTCAACGTGTCGACCGCTGTTTCCAGCATGGCGTTCTGCATCGTGAGGTCGGTGTTCTTCTGAAGCAGCTTGTTGATGACTGCTTGGGGGTCGATGTTCATTCGTTGTCCCGCTTCTGCTTCTCAGCTTTGGTGATCCACTCCCACTCGGGTTCCTGCTGCGGCCACGTCATCGACTGCACGGTCTTGATGGCCATGGTGTAGCCCATTACGTCCAGCTTCATTCGTGCCGCCTCCAACGCCTTCTGTGCGGCTTCGTACTCCGCCACCGCGATTGGAAGCCATGGGTCGTTCTGGCCTACCTGCGGTTCCACACCCTCGGTGTGAACAGTCATGGTCCGTCCAACTACGTGCAGCACATCGTCAATGATGTCCACCAGGACGATGTCTCCGATATTCACCACCAGGTCGTTCGGCACTTCAACATCCTGAATCTTGTTCCCGCCGATCAGACGCACCTTCGTTGGTGTACCTACGTTGTCGCCAGTGATGACTACCTTTGCCGTTTGCATGGTTCTCCCTCTTTCAGTTTGTTAGTGCGGGAGTACTAGTTCCCGCCGTTGCACTTGAAGGTTCCTAGCGTCTTGCTGACGTGGGTGTGTGGCTCGTGTACTTCCTTGGTCCCGCACTTGCCGTTCTTCAGACTGAAGCTGACCTGGAAGACCTCTTGAGTGCCTTCCACTTCGAAGCTCAGATGAGTGTGCATTTCAACTCCTTAATTGCCGTGCGTTCCTACCCACCAGACGACACCCAGTGCTGTACCTAGCCACCCAGCACCTAGGACTGTCCTTGTTAGCCGCAGTCTTCTGACCCGCGACCACTTGCTAGTGTTGAAGCGCATTGAGATTCCTTCCTCTTCTCTGTGCAGTCCTTTGAGACGGGACACCTGGGGGCGGCTACTAGATCGGTCTGGTAGCCGCCTCTTCCTATTTCAGTTCCTTACACTCCGCCTCTTAGGCTTCGGCTGTGTGCACTCCCAGCAGTAGTCAGGCTCGTTGCTGTGTGGACACGCTGTTTCTGCCCACTTGGCTTTCATCGCTTCCCGTGCGTCTAGGGACTTCTGCTTGATATCCGCCAACCACTCGCCATGGGTCTGCGTCTTAATAGGCCCTACAGCCCTCTTATTTGCTCGCTGCTGGCTTTTCAGAGTCCTCTTGGCAGTCCGCTCTACCCCTGGACCTTTTGAGCCCGCATTTTGGCTGTCAGCTCCTTCCACGTGTACTTCCCGCACTGGCATCGTTCGCTTCGGGCGAGGATTCGGTGTGCGATTCCGGGTACGGGGCTGCATGGGTTCTTCTTGCGTTTCAACTTCTTGAGAGGCATTGAGCTTCGGCCTGACCTTCTTCTTGGGCTTGACAGCTAGTTCGGGAACGGCTTCTTGCCGCAGTTGCACCGATCCGCGTTCCCCTTGAACACGTGCCACGTCCCGCCGCTTGGGTTCGGTGGGCACGTCAATGCTTCGGTCTTCTGTTTCCGCTTGAGCTTCTTCATCTTTTGAAATCTCCTCATTGACTTGCCATGGCGGGGGAGGGTTCAGCCAGTGCGCTTCGTTCTTCTTGTGTGCCTGCTGACGGTTGATGTGTTCGGGTGTCGTGTATCCCTCAATGGCTGCGTAGGGGTGGTCCTCGTGTGTGTACGGCCGGACGTGCTTCCAAGCCACCAGTTCTTCAATAGCGGGCGACATGTCCACGGTTGCTAGTGACATCCGGTAGGCAAGCTCCTGCGGGTCCATATCCACGTTGCCGTTCTTGTCCGCCAGTTGGTTGATCCGCACCCACAGAAGGCGGGCGAGGATTGACATTGACGTGTACTGGGACAGGTTGAACCACTCGCTGCGAACTGTTACCTGCTTGCCGTACTTGGAAGCCATGTCACTTCCTCCGCAGCTTCTTGCCACCCTTGGCGGGAGGTGCCTTCTGCGTGAACTGAATGACCACACCTCGTGGGTGCTTACTGGTTCGGAATCCCAGGTTCTTGCGAGCCGCGTATTTCGCTACTGCGACCTGGAACATCTTGTCCGAGCAGGTGTAGTCCTTCACCCGCTCAATTAGCCAGATGTTTCCGTCACTCCACTGATCCCAGTCGTACTTCGCCCTGAACGGGTCTTCCCCGCTGGTTACTTTCGTTGCCATGGAAACCACGATAGGGCATGTCAACTTGGACGTACTTTTCCATAAACTGAAACGCAGGTACCTATGTTCTATCTACGACCGTAGGGAGTTTCAGTCTTTTAAATAGTAGGTATCTCTGTGTGGTTTGAATGGCTTGTAAGGCTTGGCCCCTGGGTACCAGTGGGGGACCCCCCCTGGATACCTCCCTGGGTGCCAGTTGGGGTCCACATGGCGTCAACGTTGACCCACCCTGGTATCCCCCCTGGGTCCCACTGGGGGTCCCTAGGTGGGTGTGTGCACCAAAAGGCCGGCCAACGTTTCACGCGATGAAATGCGGGACCGTTAAGCCATGAAGAAGAAGCTGCGTCGCAAGAAGGTGGAACGAATGGTGGCTGCCCTCGTGGGGTCTGCTCCCGCACTCACCGAGGACCAGGCGGATGTGTTGTCCCGCCTACTGCCTGCCGCCCGGAATCAAGGCGTGTCTACGTCGTCCAGGTGAGGACGCTTCTCTTTGATCCAGGCTTCAACGTCATCAGCAAGCCAGACCTGTCCCATGGCAAGCACCTGATAGGGCTCTGGGAAGTCTCTTCTGCCGACCAGTTGGTATGTGCGGGCACGGCCGATCCGTAAGCGGGTAGCGATCTCAGACGCACCCATCAGCTTGAACGTCGGTCGTGCTGCCATAGCCAGAAGCTAGGCCCGCAGTGATCTCCACACGTGGCATACGGCAAGACACACCCCGTCTACCCCTAGACACGTGTTAGAGGGGGTGGTTACGTGTGTGGCTCGTGCAAGTTGCACACAGGGGAGAACCTGATGAGCTTCAGAGATCGCAAGCCATGGCGGTACACCGGCTTCTGCGTCCCGCCCGGTGTCGTGGAGGAAGACGACGAGAACCTGGATCTTGGGTACTCGATCCTGAAGGCGTTGAGCGAACAGACTTCACTGACTGAAATCGCACCTGGGGTCTACTTCTACCGGAAGGAAGCTGAGCCCATGAACATGCCTTCGTTTCAGGAACTACAAGACATGGACGAGGACGCGCTACGGGCGCTTGCCATGTCGATGGGGCTTGGTGGCGGGGAAGGGGACAACTCCAGCAAGGGAGAACTGATCAGCCGGATCATGCAGCACATGACCTTCCCCGGTAATCCGCATCCTGATCCAGGGGAGTAGGTCAGAGGTAGTCACCCCAGGTCTTGTCGTCCCCGTGCCACCTGGACGCTCCTAGACGCCTTAGGGCCACCTCCTGCTTGTTGGCGTACCTCGTCCCGCGACCACCCTTGCCGACCCTGATCTCACAGAGTGCTTGGACCACTGAGCGCTGTGCGGTCAGGGTCGCTGCGTTCCACCGTGCTTGGGCGTCAGGTCCAGCCATGTCCCGCAAAGCAGGTGGGATGGTGGCCTGTCTGATCTGCGTTTCAAGTTCAGCAATCCGTTGGGGCAACTGCGTTTCAGCTACTTCAAGAGTCTCGATACTCAAAGTGCCGGCCATGACTCTGCGCCTGATGTCTTCCAGCCTGGATTTCACTTCCAGCAACTCACCTTCAAAGGCACGTGTGTCAGCCGGTGAGGTCTTCATCAGGGCAGCGATGGCGTCAGCCTTCTGTAGGCGGGCAACGATCAACTGAGTGATGACCGCTTCCAGTGGTGCCGCCTGGATGGACACGCAGTGCTTCCTGCGGTTGCTGCACCGGTAGCTGTCCTTCACGTGGTCCAAGTGCTCCCCGCACACGTCGCACACAGCGAGGTAGGTCAGTAGGTACTTCTGCCGCCCTGGTCGCGTGATCCTGCGGTCAGGGCTGCTCAACACCTGCTGCACGTCGTAGAACAGCTTCTTGTCCACGATCGGCTCCCACTGCCCCGCATACTCCTGGCCGTTGTGCCGCCTGACAGCCACGTAGACGGGATTTCTGGCGATCCTCCTGACCCTGGATGGGTCCCACGGGTCTGAAGGCTCAGACAGGCTCTCAGCGATCCGGAGGATGGGGATGCCCTTGCTTACATCTTTGAAAAGCTGTTGCACCACAAGGCTTTCAGGGATTGAAACGACCTGACCGATGCGCTTGCCGGTGTCGGGGTCGAACGTGCGCTTGTAGCCGTACGGGGTCGGACCGCCTGGAGGAAGACCGGCTTTGGCCGCGCCTGCATGACCACGCTTGGTGCGGACACTCAGCAGCTCTGCTTCGTAGGCGTTGTTGACGCCGTCTTCAGCAAGGGTCTTCCAGTCCCGCGCGTTGCTCAGGTTGTAGGTGCGCCCGTGCTGAATGACATGGATTGAAACGCCGTTGGTGCGGCACGAGGACAGGAAGGCGAACCAGGTCTCTGGTGTCCTGTCTCCGCGACTCGACTCCCAGAGGATCAGCACATCAATAGCGCCGCGATTCACGGCGTCGGACACCGCCGTCCAACCTGAGCGACCTGCATTTTTCCCGGATCCGGGAAGCTTTCCGAAGCGACTTGCTGAGCTGCCGTCGGTGTAGTCGCCCGCGTCTGTCCAGCCCTGTTCGTCCTTGGTCCGCTGGCCTTCTTCAAGCTGCTCAGCGATGGACTTGGCCTTGCCGCTGCTTTGCCTGCCATACGTAGATGCCCGCATGGGTCAAGACTAGGTCTATGCGTTTAACTTCGTGAAGTGCATCCCACAGACCTGCTCATGCGCTGGGACGCAAGAAGGCCCCCTGCGGCACCGGGGAGAACCAGTGGATGAGCAGGGGGCCTTCGGTCTTGCAGCCTAGGTGTTGCTGTCCTCGTCCTTGGGCGGCTTGCGGTTGCTGAAGATGTTCAGTGTCCCCACGACACCGATCACGCCGATGATCAGTGCACTACGGGACTGAGTGTCTTCCTTGGGGATCAGGTAGAACACTCCGAAGAACGCAGCGGCTATTACTGCCACCAGTCCCACAAGCGGCCACTTAACTTCCATAAGCGCCTCCCTCACAGCGAATACGCCTGCACGTGTACTACTCCCAGAGCCACGGTCAGCAAGGTCGCATTCGTCACCAGCAGTGTGAACCCTGTGGTGGTCTTCGTTCCCGCCTTGATGCTGTAGCTGTAGCGGCCAAGAAGCGTTGCGTCTTCTGCAACGTCGATCCCGTAGTTGTTGTTCGGCAGAGTGCGGGGCCAGGTGACGATCACTTCCCGCGTTCCACTGAACAGTGCGATGGCGGGAACGGCAACCGACTTGATGCAGGGGAAGCCCACCACGGCATTGGTGCCCGCAACGCCCTGTAAGCCTCTCTCGCCCTGCAAACCACGCTCACCCTGAACTCCCTGTGGCCCAGGCTCCTTCGTTGCGTCCACGTAGCTCTCAAGGGCTTGCGTGATGGATTGCTTCGCCTCGTCGATGGTGTCGTTCAGTGATCCGTACCTGGCGCGGTATCCCGCTTCGTTCAGCACATCGCGCAGACCGAAGTCCGGTGCCATCACGACGTAGTAGTTGACCGGCACTGTCCAGTCGTGTGTCAGTCCCATGGAATTCAGTTCGTGCAATACAAGCTGAGTGCCGGTCTGTTCCTTCACCGACCACATGGAACGGGTGATGCTCTGTTCCTGCACGGTGGACAGGACATCAACCGCGTTGGTGCCGTTGTACTTCACCGCGACCAGGCGGCGGAAAGCACTCTGCATCACGGCACCAGTGGACGGACGTACTTGAAGACGCACACGGAACCGAACGTGCCGGTGTCCGCACCGTGGATGGCGCGGTTGGTGGCTGTGTCCGGAGACAGTTCAACTTCCAGGTAGTCGCTGGCGCTCATCTCGACTTCGTTCCACACGTGCTGACTGTGGCTGTTGCTTTCACCCGTTGAAATGTTGTTGACGGAGCGGGGTGCGATGCCGACACCGTTCAGGGACACATAGGCGCTGTAGGTGCCTACCTCGCTAGCGCCATCCGCCTTCCATCCGATTGTTGCGTCTACGCGATAAACGCCTGAGACCGGAGCGATGAGACGGCTGGTTTGAGACGAGGTGCTGTGCATGCCACTGTGGGACTTGATGTATTCGCCGTTCCACGACACGGCACGGAAGACACCATCGTTGTTGAAGCCGGATCCCTCGGTGGTCCGATACACCTTCAGGTACGGGGTACGGATGGACGGCTCAATGGACTGCGCGAGGTTCTGGAAGTGAGTCCATAGCTGAACGTCATCGGCACTGTCGGGATAGACGAGGCCGGAAGTCGTAGTTGGGCTCATATCGGATTCAGCCTTTCCCATTCGACGTACAAAGACAGTGCTGGTGAATAGGTTCCCATCCCCGCGAACCGCATGTCCGGGTTGCCGTCGGCGTCGTAGAACGCCAGGCCGCCCACCGTTCCATTGGTCATGTCGGTTACCCACGACTCTGGGATTTCAAAAGATGGAAGGATGGCTCCTACAGCCATGGCCGGCCCCGTTGTGGAACTGGTGCGGGTAGGCGCTCCCGATGGCCGCTTCTTCTGCGTGACTTTCCACAGTGTGGAAGTGGCTGCGGCATAGCTACCACCCGAGTAAGGCAGGCGCTCGATGCTCAGCAGTAGGGCGCGGGTGATGGTGTTGCCTTTCAACGACTTCAACTGGTCGCCGAAGAACATGCAACCGACATTCACCGCTCCCGCATACGTGCCCTGGAAGACATCTGTGGTGTCGGTCCGCCACTTACTGCCGTTCCACGTACGCGTATCCACCGGGTTGAAGGTGTCGTCTCCTTTCTCAAGTTCATAGCGGGGTGAACGGCCGAACTTGTCACTGTTGCTGTTCGGTGGTCCAGGTGCCGACGAAAGGATGCGCTGGATGACGTACCACTTGCTACCGATCAGGCTGATGATGACGAGATCGTTGTTGGCCACAGGAAGGTCTCGCGCCACTTCGGCGGTGAACGTCTGCTCTCCACCACGAGGACGGACCTTCACCTGCGAGCCGACTTTGGTTCCGACGACCTGTCCCAACCTCATCTGTCCCTGTTTTGCTGGCTGGACCATCAGACCGTCCTCACCGTCATGCGCTGTACGCCACCGTCGTGCGTGTAGGGAATCGTCAGTTGCGTGATTTCAGCGCGTACAACAGTGCCGCCTTCTAGGGTGAAGGAACCGACATCACCGATCTCCAGCAACGGATTAGGCAGCATCTCGATCTCATAGCTGTCCGCCGTGCGTCGCATCAGCTGACGCAACTTGTTGCGTGCCATGGCGTATGCCTCACTGGCATTGCTCACCATGTCGCTGTCGATGATCAGCGGGATCGGGTACTTGGCATTCGGCCCACCCATGCGCTTCGGGTGAGTAGCGTCCGTGTTGTAACTAGGGGATTGACCCTGGACGCCTGTTGCCTCATCGGTGTACCTGACGATGACCGCGTTGTAATCGTCCTCAGAATCGCTGTAGCCGGTCGAACTGATGATGGTGCCACCCAGCCCATGCCTGAGGGAGAAAACGGCCGTACGGGACTCCAGGACGGGCCGGATAAGCAGATGACCGGTAGGGGTCACGATGCACTCTGCGGGCCAGGCATCCAACATGTCGTACAGCGCCTGAATGCGACTCGAACCGAATACCAGACTGGACGGCACGTTCCGGTCACTGATGTCGTCGTCGAACGCGATGGGAATCTCAGCAGCCACCAACTCCCGCAATGTGCTGACGAACGTTCCCGACGGCTGGAACTCACCGATGAAGTCGGCCTTGAAGATGCGCTCCAGCAGACCGACGCATTCAACAACCACCTCGTCGCCATCGCGTGTCGTCTTGTCGATGCGGAACGTGGCACGGCGGAACCAGGCGGGTTCATTCCCTCCAACACCAATGCCGAGTGTCACCCGCAAACGCTGCCCGTTGGCCGCCAGAGGATGAGTGATTCCACTGGGGGACCAGTCATACCCTTCGGCGTCGTAACGAGGCAGACGGAACTCCGCGCGTTCGGGAACGGTGAGGAATGCGTCGTTGTCCTCGGAGCCGGTGCGGAACGGGATGTTGGCCCGCAGGACGCGGTTGTTGTAGTAGCTGTCCACACGCATGAATAGCTTGTAGCTGTCTTCGAACACAGCATCCCGCGCGATTTCATCGACTTCAATCACGGTGTCCCCAGGTCTGCTTGGGCAACCTGAAGCAGCGTCGAATAGTCGGCATTCAGATCAGCCAGCGTCTGTCCGGTGTAGGCGTCGGCCAGGTCTTGCAGAGTCCAGCCGGTTCCTTCGAACTTGAATGGCCATCCGTCTGTTTCAGCGATTGAAAGTACGAAGTCACGGCGCGGGTCGGTGCGGTCCTGGCTGATCCGCTCCACTTCGAAACCCAGCACACTGAAATAACACTCGTCCAGCGTGCCGTCCGATACCGAACGTCGCAGTTGCAGGATCGCACTGGTGGCTGTGTTGATGAGGTTCTGGAGATTGACTTCCCCGGTACGGGAAAAGGTCCGCAGTCTGACATCCGATGTGAACTGTCCAACCTGACCAGGACCACTGATGATGCGATTCTTGCCACCGACTCGGTACAAAGTGCTGTTGGCTTCATAGCGCTTACTGGGCCAAGCCATTACGACGACCTCCGCCGCCTGTCCCGTGATGGCATCGCTGATGACGCATTCCCGTTGTCCCCGCAGTGAATTGACGGGAAGGGTCAAGGTGAGCGGATCACTGTCGCGGTCAAAAAAGGCCGGGCTGTTCTTGTTGATGCGGGTACGCCAGAACACCGGGACACCGAACGGTGCCTCGTTGTCAGTCACCACAAGGCTGTCGGTGTCAGTGGCGTCCAGGTGCCCACCACGTACGCGAGTCATCTTGCCGTCGGGACCAACGCGGTACAGGTCCACCATTTGGCCGGCGGTCATTCCAGTGATTGAAATAAGGGCTCGTGGCGGGTACTGACTCGTCACCGCTGTGGCCGTAGTAGCGACCGCCATCTACTTCCTCCCGTACTTCCGACTGTGGTTGTCCGCGCGCATTTTGTTGTCGATCCTGCTGTCCACCGTGGCGTAGAACAGATCCGTGTTCAGGTTCATGTTCACGTCGGTGGTAACTGCAACAGCCTGTGTCGCAGGTTGTGTGCGCCCACCGGATGCTTCAGCGGCCATGTATCCCGCATCACTGAATGCGCCTGCACCTGTCCGTGCCAACTGATTGTTCACGCGGTTGAGGCGAGACAGTCCGTTCACCTTGACGTTGACATTCACCGTCTTGGAATCAGGGATGTCACCAATCGCCCGCCGCACCTCGCGTGCATCTTCCAGGGCAGCCTCAGTCTTAGCTGTGATTTTGGTGTCGTGGCTGTCGGGGATACCGAGAATCTGGTTGGCAAGGTTCTTGGCTTCACCAGCGCTGTATCCGGCTGCCTGTGCGGACCTGATGAATGAAGCACGCAGTTGGTCACCCTTGGCCACAACAGCGGGAGTAAGACCATCCACATTTACAAGCTGGCTGTAGTAACCACCGAGGGAACCAGCGAGCGATTCCAGGGCCTCGCGGTTCTCGCGCCCCTTCTCGGTGTTGACTGACAGCCCCTTGCCGTTTTCCTTCAGCTGCCTATTCGTCTCGGCGATGGCTGCTGCTGCATCGGTTTCAGCGCCATAAAGGCTGCGGTTGGTGTTGGTCAGCTCTTCTTTCGCAGCGCGTAGCTGGTCGATGCTGGCAGTTGTACTTTGTAGAACCTCCTGCTCACCTTCAAGGGCAGCACGGAAACTGTCGATGCCACTCTCTGCACCAGCAGTACGCGCGGTGAACGATTCGGTTCCTTCGTCCAGTAGCCCAAGCGACTCTTGCAACTCGATGATTTTGGACGGGATGTAACTGACAACGCCGTATAGCTCTGTGAGTCCACGAATCGCCCAGGCAGTTACTTCAATGCCCGCCCCGAGGACCGTGAAGAAGTCCCCCAGCGCCTCACCCGCGTCTTCACTTCCGCCAGCGATGGTTTCCATTGCGGAACCTAGGGATTCGCCCAGCGTTCCCAGACCCTCGCCCAGCGCATCAATGACAGGTCCGCCATTGGCAATCAGCGTTTCTAGCCCATCGCCAACTTCTTCGATGAACTCAGACAGGCCATCGGTCAGTGGGCCAAGGAAGTCAGACGACTGATCGAAGATGCCGTCGAAGTCGATGGTGCCTAGAGCGGCTTCAATTTGGTCAATGCCGTCCAGGGTTTTGTCGATGAACGGGACGGCGGCGTTCTGTAGGTCAGATTCAAGACGACTGGTGAAGCCCTTGAAAGCCGCCTGGACGCGTTCATCCTTGGCGACCAGGGCAAGACCACCCGCGACACCCGCTGCGCCCGCACCGCCGATTACAGCGGCCGACATGAGTGCACCGACAGCAGGTGCCGCAGCCGCAGCACCGGTAACAAGGGCGGTCTGTAATGAGCCGGCAATTCCACTTGATGGAATGGCTGGCACTAGCCCTTCAAGCAGATCCTTGTTTTTAGTGAGGTTGCGGATCTCAGCCTGCTGACGACGCATGGCCTTACTGATGTCCATGCGATCCGCTGCGTTGTCCGCATCCGCGAATGCACGAGCCAGCGAACCAAGTTCCCGCTTGGCAATCTCGATCTCACCGGTGAGCTTGGCGACCTGGCGGCCACTGGAATCCGCAGCACTACCGAACTTGCCGGTGGCCCGTGCTGCCTTGTCCAGTTCCCGTTGAAGGTCTTGAGCTTCACGGTCCGCCTTCGTCATGTTGGCGTGGAACGACCGCAATCCTCGATCGCTGTTGTCGTTGACGTTGACGTTGGCTTCTACATCGCGTGCCATCAGCGAATCCTGTCCAGTGCCCTATCGAGTGCTCGATCAGCCGCAGCACTCCACTCATCTGATTCAGTAACCGGTTCGGTGAAGAAACCTGGCGTGACAACGATCAGGTGCCACATGCCTTTGCCCCGATTGCCGAACGTCGGGTGACGAACGTTGCCCTTGTCCATGCGCCTGATGTCGCTACGTCCACCCGCACTGTTCCTGCCACCCGTCAGCTTCACCCTGACTGTCTTACCTAGGACTTCCTGCTTTGCCTTCACTTGAATGGCGGCAGCCCACTTGTTCAGACCGCCACCTCTGGGAAGGGTGGCGAGAGCACGTTGCCTGATTGCCTTACGCACAACAGGAACAGGCTTGCGCAGTTCGGTGCGCAGCTCGTCCAGCACGCGTTGTTCAGCGATCAGTTGCCCGATCTCTCGGGCGTAGGCGCCGATGCTCTCTGCCACCGCTATCCCTCCTTGCTCTGCTGTTCAAGAATCTTGTTGAATACGTCCTCCACGGTGGCGAGTTCCCGGTCACTCATTTCCACCAACGGAACCCCGTATTGAAACGGAGTCCTGAAAGCCATCCAGATCAGCCTCCGGGTTGCTGATCCGTCTGGGTAGGGTCCACTTCCTCCGGCTCTTCGTTGACGACCCACGCATCAACACAGTCGGTTTCAAAGTTCTGAAACGCCCTCTTGTACTGACCGGTTCGGTGAAGCGCCTTCCATGCCATGTAACGAACGCGAGTAAAGACGCCGTTCTCGGTGTAGTAGTCCGATCGCTCGAAGGCCGCTGCGTCCCGCTGGTCGTAGCTCACCGCGTACTTGGTGCCGTCTTCCATCACAACTTCGACGGCACGTCCAATGCCACTTCCCATGGTTCTCCCCTTTATCTGATTGAAAGGCCGGCGGCTGTTTAGACCGCGATTCCCTTGACGGGCTCACCATCAACGGGAAGGGACACTTCGAACGTGTTGAAGGAACCACGCTCTCCGCCGATCGGAACGGCCATCAGAGTGACCGTGAACGTGTAGGTGGGATTGCCGACTCCGCGCTTCGGTGTGAAGACGACTTCCACCTTCTCGCCCGCATGCTCGGTCAGGTATTCCGAAAGGCCCTCGATGACCTGCGGGCCACGAACGACGAACGTCCAGGTGGCGTCATCCGCATCCGACAACACATAACCGGGGTCCAGCGTCTTCTCCTGGACAATGGCGGTATCGGGGGTCAGAGTCGCCGCAGTGGTGTTGCCGAGAAATTCGACACCGTCCCACTCGATCTTTGCGTTCTTGCCGAAGACGGCACCTTCAACGACTGGCATTACTCGCTCCTAACGGTGATCTGCATGTAGACCTCTGCGTCGTTGTTGATGCCGACGTTGATGAAGTCCACACGGTCAACTACTGCGACGGTTTCGATTGCGGTGACGACAGCACGCCAATTATCGCTTTGCCATTGCGCTGCCTTCAGTTCGTCTTGACCCAGGTAGGTGCGGACGAACCAGTTGTCTTCGTACAAGCCACTTTGCGGGTCGATGATGAGCGGACCCTGAACGATGTATGTGTCTGCGAACTGGATGGTCTTTGGGCGGGTAGGGAACGCTTTCAGTTCCTGAATCCCTTGCAGCGCCTCGACCACCTCGTTGCGCTTGTCCATGAGAGTCATGCCAGCAACACACGGCGGTAGCCGTTTTCCAGTCGACGCACCTCGGGATCGTTGGACGGGCTGAAAACTGCACCCGTTTCGACTTCCGTGGTGTTGATGAGGTTGCGCATCGAGAGGTTTCGTGCCACCCGCCGAAGCAATGCTTCGCGCAAGTCAGCCGGATAGTTCGAAGGAATGCGGCACTTACCCCGCTGAGAGGCACGCTCAGCGTCCAGAACACCTTGGAGCATGTCCTGGTCTAGGTCCGTCCTTCCCAAGTAGTCCTGGACGTCCTCAACGGTTACGTCGTCCATCAGGACTCCACCGAGTAATAGTCGATGACCTCACTCACAGGGCGAACGGCAATGCCCTTGGCTGCGATGGCGTCCATCAGCGTGTTGAAACCGTTCTGGCTACAAATCGCAGCGTCAGTAGGCGCGGTTGCTCCCTGGGTGAACTGGTGGAAGGTCCAGATGGACCAAGCGCCGTTGCCCTTGATGCGGTCCAGCTCTCCGCCAGATGCAGTCAACTGAGTCACGGTTCGCCCACCCAACCCGGAACCGTCGTTGATGCCCGTGACCGCACGGAGTTTCTGAGGGTGTGCCGGGTGGTAATGCTCGTAGCTGCCACCCGCGATCGTCCGGCTTGTCTGCCAGTAACGGGACGCGATTTCAGCGATTGACACGTTGTCGGTCGTCTTCTCGAAGTGGCCCTTCGGGTACGCGAAGGAACGACCGTCGAAGCCGTTCTGGTCAAGCCACATCCGCAGACGCACGAAGTCGTAGTCAACGGTGTCAGCAGTCAGAGATGCGAATCCGTTGGTGGCGTTGTGATTGGCGGACAGGAAAGAGTGGCCGGCAATCTCGTGACCCATGTCCCGCAGAGCCTTCTTCTGCGCCAGTGTCATGTATAGGGACGTGCCGACGTTCTGGACGATCGTGTAGAAGGTGCCCCGGTATCCGAGGGCATCCATCTTCGGCTTGGCGTAGGTGTAAGGACTCTGCCAGGAATCGTCGAAGGTCAGGCTGATAACGCCATTCGGGAAAACGGTGCTGGTGTCGGGAACGATCTCGATGGCGTCCAGGTAGTACGTGAACGCACCGGTTCCCAACCCGTACATTGCGAAGCTGATGTCCGTGAAACCGTTGCGGGCACTGGGAACGCCAGCCGTGATGGAGTACGTACCCGTCGCTCCGCTGATGGCCGCCCACGGGATAACCCAGGTAATCCACTCATCGGACTGGACGTAAGCGTTGTTGGCGTTGTTGTTGGTGTAGAACGAGAATCCGACGCTGTTGGTGTACGCGTTGCTGGTTCCGAGCGAGACCTGAGCCCGGTCGAAGTGCGTGATGTCGCTGACCTTGAAGGTGACCTTGATGGCCTTACCGGTGAGGTCCATCGCGGACAGCCCGGTCTTGCGGATGTTGGACTGGTTCGTCGTCGCGTTGGTGGTAACTCGGATGCTCTGAGAGCCACGCTGGAAGACGTTCGTGTCGTCCGCCGAGGAAGCCGTACCCGTGCCACCAACAGTCCACCCGTGACCCGAAGAGAACAGATCACGGTACGAAGCGTCCTGCCCCCAGTAGCCCTTGCCTCGCTTGGCACCGAAGGGCATCAGGAAGCCAGCGGTAGAAAGCCTTTCCGCCGTGGTGATCCTGCCGGTGATGTTCGCTGCCCCGCCAACGGTGAGGTCGCTCCCACCTCCTGAGAGCGTCAGGTCACCGGTCACCGTGCCACCGCCGAGAGGCAGGTACTTCGGCAGCACTGCGGGTTCCTGGCGCTCAACGTCCGCCAGGTCCAGCGTTCCACCGGGTGAAGCAGCAGGAATCGTGATGGCGTACTTCTCATCGGTAACCGTGTAGAGCGAACCGTTCTCCCGCTCCGCCTGCATCACCTCGCGGACCGTGTAGGTCCATCCGGTGTTGTTCCACTGCGGGTCGTCCGTGGCCGCCAGAGCCACGGAGAAGGCCCCGGAGGCATCCAGGGTCACCTTGTACGGGACGGACGGCAGAATCGCGTTGTCGGTCGAATCAGCGGCTGTGATGGACGGGGTGAAGATGAGGTAGCCCTTGAGTGCTGTTCCGTCGGCCGCGACGTACTTGCCCGTCACGGTGATAGGTGTGATGCCTGGAGGCATTGCCATGTGCGTTCCTATCTCTGAAACAGGGCCGCACCCTGTGAAGTTGGATGCGACCCTGGACTACGTTTCAGCGGTTGAAGTTTTGGCCGGCTGTTAGACGGTGGGGTCGTACTTGATGCGACGGATGCCAGCGGGACGAGAGTTGGCCGTGGCCTTGTAACCCCAGATGCCGAGGTAGATGGACTTCACCTGGATGTCGAACTCCAGGAATCGCGGCGTGGTGGCCCACCCGTGCACGTCGGCGCGGTTGAACAGGTAGCTGTTGTCCGTCGCCGTGGACATGGCACCCAGCGCCCACGCCATGCGACCGATCAGGCCGTTGAGGTTCAGGGAAGCGAAGTCACTGCTGAGCGCACCAGCGGCGTTCTGCGGACCGATGGGCGGGAACAGGAGACGACCGTTGTCATCCGCCGCCAGGGCGAGAGCCTTGTAGAGGTTGCCCTGAAGCACGAACTCCTTCAGGCGGTAACCACCCCGCTGGATACGCAGATCGATCAGCGCGCCGATTAGTTCCTTCTGAAGCGCCTTGTCCGCCACCGCCGTGGTGATGGTGATTTCGGTCAGCGTCAGGCCGTCCAGGAATGTGGCAGCAGCGGCTTCCAGGCCCTCGTACCAAGCCCGCCGCATCTCCGTCCGGATGAGGTTGTCCAGGTTGGGCGAACCCATCTGGTCCCACGCCTCACGGTTGATCTCGATCTTCCCGGAAAGCGCCGTCGGAGTGACCGGCTGACTGGTGACCGCGAAAGCACCGAGAGAAGGCTCAGTGCCCTCCACGTGATCCGCGACCAGACCGCTGGACGAAGACCACTTCGGGAACTGGAAGCCGGTGATGCCGTTCGGCGGAGCACCCTTGTTGATGGCGTTCCACAGCGGGTAGTCGTACTCCAGGTTGTCGACATACATGTCCGGCCGGTTGATGGTCGGGTTCAGCGTCGCCACGTTGGTGGTGGCAACAGCGAACTCCGCATCCATGAACGCGTTGACGCGCTTCTCCGCCGCCTCGTCACGACCCTTCAGAGCGGCCTTGATGTCATTGGCGAAACTGAACTCACTGTCGCTGTTGAACGTGTAGATCGGCTTCTCGTTGACGAAGACCGCCTGGTTGGCCGTAGAGGCGTTGGGAACCTCACGCGGCGGAACGGTCGGGTCATCCTGCACAGAGGCCGGAGCGGCATTCTGAACGGGCTGCTTGGCCTGTTCCACGGTCTTGTTGAACATGGCCTGGATCTGCTGGAACTTCTCGAAGTCCTTGATGGAGAAGGTCTGCTCCGGATCAGGCGCGGTGCAGTTCTCGACAACGTGCGTGTCTGCGCCGCAACGGGTGCAAATCATTGGGTTCCCTTCTTTGGTCGCCGTCACGGACGTGAGTCGGCTGTCGTCGAATGCAGGCACCGCAGTCAGCGATACCTCGTTCAGGTGTGCCTTGCGCACGATGTGGACCCCCGGCTTGCGAGGGTCGGTGTAGAAGTCCATTTCAGTTGTGCCAACGGAAAGCCCGTCCAGCACACCGAACTCAGCGAGAGAAAGAGCCTCGTCGCCCTTGGGTCCAGGTGCGACACGGAACTTCATCTCGATGCCACGGTCTGTCTCGGTGAACTCAGTGGCGATGCCGATTGCGGAGCTGTTCTCGTGGTCCCGCAGAAGCTTCACCCGGGACAGATCGGCGTACGTGATACTGCCCGGCAGGAATTCAAACCGTCGTCCCTTGCTGACTGCCGTCTTGCCGTAGGGCAGCGCCAGACCGGTGATGGTGCGGGCTTCCTTGTTGACCGCGAACTCAGCCCGCTCGTCGTTGTCGAAAGTGAAGTCCGACGAGGTGGCGAACGTGTGCTCAACCGTTTGGCCGGCCTCGATTTCACGCGGTGAAGTACCCAGCTTGGATGCCACCTTTACGGGTGCTTCCGGCTTAGGCGCCAACTCCGCCTTCTGCTGTGCGGTCAATGCGGGCAGCCCTTCCTTGGCACGGATCTCGTCCACGGTCATCACACCTGCGTTCTTGTAGCCGGTGTAAATCTCCATGCGTTCCTTGTGATTGGCCCGCAGGTAGTCGTTCTGGTCCAACTTCACGAAGTAGCCACGAGGGGTTACATCGGGCATGGTGAGCCGCTGTTCCACCGCGAGGATGTACGGGTTCAGCAGATCGTTGATGCGGTCTTTCCGTCGGTCCACAGCGTTCTGATACGTGCGGGAAGTGGTGCTGATACCGAGGTCTTCCGGGTCCAGACCAAGTGCGTTGGCAATCCCCAGATTGATGTTCCGCTCTACCTCGATGAGCTGAAGGTCCGCAGGGGACAGGTAGTCCAGGGGCTTGGCCTCCAGGGCCGCACCGATATAGCTGTACGGGTTTCGCCTGTTCGACTCCGCGAAAGCCTCGATCTCTTCCTGCATGGCTTCGCGCGCTTCTTCGTGCGAGTCGTACCCGAACAGCGGGTCCACATCTGCCTGCGGAGTGAAGAGCAGCTTGGGCATCGGGTTCTCGGCGAACATCTCGGAGGTCTTGGCGGTCTTCATGGCCCGCCGGATGACAGCACCCACCGTCTTGCGCAGTGGCAGGTGCGGACTGTCGAACCTGATGATTTCAGTGGATGAAACCCGCACACCCTCGATGTAGATCTCACCGTCGGGGTGGTAGTTGTCCCCGCACGGCAGCGTCGTAGGAAGCGCATTGCTCGGTGCCTGGATGGTCACCGAATCCAGGTTCACGTGATAGGCGCTGATCGGGTATCCCGTGTGTGCCCATTGGGTTACGCGCCAGAACGACACGCTGTCCATCACGAGGTCTTCCACGGTCTGCTGAAGCGTCACCACGTTGGCCACCCGTGGGTCGATCTGTTCCAGCAGTTGATTGCGAACCTGCTCGTTGTCCCCGCGATACGTCACCAGGGGCAGGGTTCCGATGTTGCAGATGAGATTGCGTCCCCGCAGAACGGCGGGAATGGACATGGCAGAACGACGACCCACGCTCGGTGAGACGCCTTCCAGTTCATTCAGCCGCCGGAAGATCTGGTCGATTGACACAGGATCCGGTGAGTCTGCGCTGAAGGTCGTCTCAGTGCGTGGGTCGTCGAAAGTCAGTGCGAATTCAGCCCGCTTACTGAGGCTGAACAAGTTTGAAAAGCGACCCATGCCATTAGGGTACGGCCTTTCAATTTGCGCGTACTGATACCAGCATCGGCCTCACAGGCGTTGGGAGTGTCTTCGCCAAAAGGACAGCACCCGCTGCGGCATAAACCGCATCGCACGGTTCCTTCTTGTCGCCGTTGGTCCGGCTGAACTTCCACCTGTCTCCCGTTTCATACTTTGAAACGCTCAGAGCGTGGGTTGTCAGCAGCGGGTCACCGTTGTGTGCGATCAGTTCGGCGTCCACATCGGCAGCGAATCCCATACAGGCATCGTGCACTTCTTTGATTTCAACAACTGGAACGCCGGCCAACCAGGGACGCACACCCTTGTGTTGCTTCAACTTGGCCGCCAGCACCGCCATGGGACCGATCGGCATCCACCCCACAGCACGCACTTCAGGCCGCTTCACCAATGCGGGCAGCTCTCGGCCAATCTGAGCCGTTACCGTCTCGATCCCTAGCGACTCCCACACCTTGAGCACAGAAACGCGTGTACGGCCGTCTGGAAGCCGTTCCGCAGCCATCAGGGTTCCGTGGCTCTCGTCCAAACTGATGTCCACGCACAGTGCCACGTTTTTCCGCAGCAACTGACCCTGGTTCTCGCAGACATTCCACATGATGGGGTCGATGGCGCCGTTGAGGGATTTCACTTTCTGACACAGGTACTCGGTACGGAAACCGGCCACAGCAGCGGGGCCGATGCGCTGTGCAAGCTTGGCCTTGTTGTGCAGCTTCTTGAACATGCGCTTGGTGTGACCCAGTGATGGGTTAGCTGCCTTCCATCCCTCCACATCGAAGATGTCGCAACTCTCAGGCGCGCTGTACTCGAACAACCCAAGACTGTCGTCGTACTCGTCCCGCTCTTCATCTGTCGTTGCCTCGATGAAGCCAATGGCAGCGCCGTAGAGGTCGTTCAAGACGACGGAGCGCTCATCACCTTGGTTCGACAGGAACCAGCACTGCGCCCAGTCGATCGCGTGCATGGTTGGCACCACAGCGTCGTACGTCTCGCGGTCTTTCTGTTCCCGCAACTCGTCCACCACAAGACGCCAAACAGTTCGACCGCGTGCAGCACCTCGTCCGGCGGGAACGATGGTGTACGCGCAGTCTTCCGCCGTCTCAATGTGCTTGTCGTTGTTGTTCGTGTAGATGCCCTTGTTGCCCTTACGGGGCATGAGCTTCTGAAGATCAGGAGTGTCTTCGATGAGATTGGCTACAGCCCGCCACGGGATACCAGCACCAGACATCGTGACGCTGACGCCCAGGACGAATTCAAGTTGTTCAACGAAAATCCAGAACGCAATCAGCACTGCGACGAGATGTGTCTTCCCGTTCTGGCGGGCGACAAGCAAAAGGATCTGCTCGAAACGAGGGAAGCCCTCGCCATCCAGTTCCCCGCCATGAATCACTACCCATCGCTGCCACGGGCGCAGAGGACGGTTCACCCGGTTGGCGAACCGTTCCACCGCGAAGCCGTACGAGGTCGTCTCATCCAACGCACAACCGCAGCCGCAGGGACCAGGCGGACCTGTCACCAATGGCGGGGTGAAGCGACGTGCGACGGTGTTGCCGAAGACCTTGCTGCTATCCAGCGCGTGTATGCCTGCCCCGCTCCGCACGGAGTTTGGCGAGTTCGTCTTCAGGGTCTTCCGGGGGCTGGACACTGGCTCCGCCGTCATTCTTCACACCTCCTTGGATTTCAGTTACTACAACGGCCGGCCGTTTGTTGGCGGGGGTAAGACCGAATTCCTTCATCAGAGTCAGCAACAGTGGCCCGGTCTTGTTCACCGTGGCTTCCGCCTGAACGTACTTTTCAATCCGTTCAATGCGCTGCCACCACTTGACGTTGGCCGTTCCACCCGCCTTGTTGTACTGGTCGATGATGTCCAGCGTCTCGGCCTTCAGCTTCTCCGCGCTGTCGATCTGACGTGCGTACCCAAGCATCAGGGCGTAACCCCACTGTTGCTCTGGCTGAAATGCAATGGCTTGCCATGACTTGCTGACAATTGCGGCCATCGGCCCTTTGCGGACTGGCATTGTTCAATTCCTGCAACGCGTGGAGAGAGAGGACAG